TTATATAACAGTTATACACAGGTATTTGCCCCCTTGTGTGTTATGCCCGATGCGGGCGTTGCGTTTATAAAAAAAGGAACCTTTCCAACCTACAGAGGTGACAGATCGAGATGTATATAAAAAAAACACGAAAAATTTTTGAGACCCTCTAAGGGTTGCTATATAAAAAAATCCCCCTAGAAAAAATGGAGTCTGAAAAGGAAAACATAATAACGTATCACATATATGCTAAGGATCGGTGCTTGTACCATAATTTAAAACAAGAAGAGTTTGAGGAGACATGGGAGTTACTCAATGTCATGGTAGGGTTGTTAAAGACAGATTATACGTCGGACGATTTGAGTTATGAGAGAGCTGCCCCCACAGTAGGAGTGGGTGGTCCCATCAGAATATCACCAGAACCCACAGGGGGGGATTCATATTGAAATTTGAAACAGTAATGAAGTTTAGTTCTCCCATATGGAGAGCATATGCTCCACTACCAAGAGGTGCCTATGAGTGGGCAATGGATTATCAAGAGGATAATGAGAATAAAACAAGATCAAATAGGGGAGGGTATCAGAGTGTTGCACAGGAATCTGATTTCCTTCCATATACTTTTAGGGATCATATATTAAATTGCTTTCCATTTAAAGATAAGATAGAGATAAGAAATTGGTGGTTAAACGTAAATCAGAAAGGAGACTTCAACATGAGGCATACACATCCTCATTGTGATATATCAGGTATATGGTATCTTACTGATAATAATAACACATTAGTATTTGAAGATCCTTTGTCTCATACTAGGCACAGTCTTTATAAAGCATTCCCAGAACTAGGAATTTCAGAGGGGGTTTTTGTTAATGCAAAGGCAGGAGAAATATTAATCTTTCCATCAGATCTACCACATTTTGTTGAACCACATCCATTAGATACTAAACGTGTTTCGGTTTCCTTCAATATGAGTTTAATTTATTGACATATACATAATTACACTGTATAATTGAATTGAAGGTATTAAACAATTATGGCAAAAGGATTTACTGTAAAAGCAAAGGCTCCGACAGGCAAGGAGGATCCTAAGTGGGATATTCCTGCTATCAAGGAAAGATGGAAAGGAAAGACCGTAGTGTTCTGTCTTCCAGGTAGAGGTTGTTCTTATACTTTCCTAAAGAATTTTGTACAACTGTGCTTTGATATGGTGCAGTCAGGAATGAGTATTCAGATATCACAGGATTATTCCTCTATGGTGAACTTTGCAAGATGTAAATGTCTTGGAGCAAATGTTCTTCGTGGTCCTGAACAAAAACCTTGGGATGGTAAGTTAGAGTATGATTGGCAACTTTGGATTGATAATGATATTGTGTTTAATGCAGAGAAGTTCTGGCAACTTGCTGATCTAGCAATCCCTGCGGAAGGTGATGAAAAGCAGATCGCAGCAGGCTGGTATGCTACAGAGGATGGACATACTACCTCAGTTGCACACTGGTTAGAAGAGGAAGACTTCCGTAAGAATGGGGGAGTTATGAATCACGAGACTGTTGAGTCAATGGGCAAACGCAACAAGCCTTTCACAGTTGACTACACAGGTTTTGGATGGGTGTTGATTAAGAAAGGTGTATTCGAGGGTATGGAGTATCCTTGGTTTGCTCCTAAGATGCAAGTCTTTGAGTCAGGTGGAGTACAAGATATGTGTGGTGAGGACGTGTCGTTCTGCCTAGATGCTAAGGAGACAGGTGTTGAGACATGGTGCGACCCTCGCATACGTGTAGGACATGAGAAGACTAGGGTAATTTAATGAGTTATTCTAGTATGTGGGATAAAGTTGCAGAACTCCTCACCGAACTCTCTCGTAAAGATAACGTTGAGTATCGTGTGAGGGCAACTCCCGAATCCGTTAATGCTAAATTGTGTAAATTGGGGGAATTTAGGTAATGCCAATGTTAAGTGTGGTCAAGGATGGGAACTATAATGGACCTAGACCGAAAAAAACTCGTCAAGGACGCTCGGCTAGAACTCTACTATCCGCAACGTCTCGTAATAAAGCAAAAAAAGCATACCGAGGACAAGGAAAATAATGAAGGAGGGTTAAGTCCCTCCTTTTTTTATGTTAAATAGTAAAAACATACTCAAATTATGGAAAACTCCAAGAAAAAAATGCTAAGAGAGGTATCTAATGACCATCTTACTCCTAAAAAACGTGATGATCTAGTCCAAAGTGAGATTTTTGGGGACTTTGAGGAGGATGGATTGGATTATGATGACCAAACTATGATCCTTTCAGAATATTAGTTTGCAATCCTTAATAAATAAACAATAATCGCTATATTAGAGTGCCTCTAGAACGAGTTAGTCAAGGATTTAAGGACATTAGTATGACATTTCAGGCAAATCCCCTGAATGATGACCTTATTGCGATTAAAAATGAGAGTGCAATTGCACGTTCTATACGAAATATTGTATTTACATTACCTGGAGAGAAGTTTTTTAATGCATCCTTTGGTTCTCGTATCACTGAATCCCTTTTTGACAATATAGATGACATTACTTCTACTATTATTGTAGATGAAATTACTGAATCTATTGAAAGATATGAAGAAAGGGTAAAATTAACTGATGTTAAAGCAGATCCAGACTTTGAAAATAACAGTTTTAATTTGACTATAGAGTATTTGGTTATTGGAACAGAGATTCCACCCCAAGAATTACAATTCGTTTTGCAGTCAAGTAGGTAAAAATGCCATTAGCAAATTTTAGTAACCTCGATTTTGATCAGGTTAAGTCAACTTTAAGAGAATATTTAAAATCTAACTCGAATTTCACTGATTATGATTTCGAGGGGTCTAACTTTTCAACGATTTTAGATGTTCTGGCATATAATACTTACATTACATCATACAATGCGAACATGATCACCAATGAGGTGTTCATTGATACTGCTACATTAAGAGAAAACGTTATATCTTTAGCAAGAAACATAGGTTATGTCCCTCGTCCAAGGCAAGCAGCAAGGGCAGTAGTGTCCTTCTTCGTTAATACTGAAGGAATTACACCTTCACCTGCTTCCTTAACCCTTAAAAAGGGTCCTGTGGCAGCTTCCACTGGTTCTTTTGGTAATCAATCCTTTATTTTTTCAATTTTAAGTGATATTACAGTTCCAGTTTTCAACGGAATTGCGGAATTTAACGATATTGAAGTTTTTGAAGGAACATTATTGACTCAGACCTTCACTTATTCATCAAGAATTCCAAATCAGAAGTTTATTTTACCAAATATTGGAGTTGATACTGATTTAATTACAGTTAATGTCCGTCCAAACGAAGCTTCTACAACACAAACAAAATATAGTTCACAAAATAGTATTTTTGATGTAAATTCTGATTCAAAAGTTTATTATTTACAAGAAATTGAAGATGAAAGATATCAAATTTTCTTTGGAGATGGAATTTTTGGAAAAGAACTTGAAGATGGTAACTTTATTACAATAGATTACATCACTTCTGCTGGAGATGCAGCAAATGGATTAAATTCCTTTAATTTTTCAGGAAGAATTCAATATACACGCAATTCTCAAGTGTATTCAGTCACTTCTGGCATCTCTTTGATGACAACTGGGATACCTGCATCGGGTGGAGAGACTATTGAGTCTGTAGAATCAGTTAGAAAGTTTGCTCCACGAATTTATTCGTCTCAAAACAGAGCAGTAACCTCAAATGACTATGAATCTTTGATTCCATCAAGAATTTATCCCGAAACTGAGTCAATTTCTGTTTTTGGAGGTGAAGATTTAATTCCTCCTCAGTTTGGAAAAGTCTTTATTAGTATAAAACCAAAAACTGGTGACTTTTTACCAAATTTGATCAAAGAACAGATAAAATTGAAGTTAAAGAAGTATGCAGTAGCAGGAATTATCCCTGAAATACTAGATTTGAAATATCTTTACATTGAAATTAACTCAAACATCTATTATAACACTAATCGTGCTCCTTCATCTGCTTATGTTTCGTCAGTTGTGCAAAATAATGCTACTAAGTATGCAGAATCTTCAGAAATGAACAAATATGGGGCTAGATTTAAATATAGTAAGTTTTTGAATATAATTGATCAGAGTAATGAATCAATAACATCTAATATTACGACCATTTATATAAGAAGAGATATAAGAGCAGTATTAAATGCTTTTGCTGAATATCAAATTGGTTTTGGTAATGAATTCCATATTAAGAGTATGAGTGGATATAACATTAAATCATCTGCATTTAAAGTAGCTGGAATAATGGATGATGTTTATATTTCAGACCTTCCAAATACTAATAAGATAACAGGATCATTATTCTTATTCACGGTGCCTTCGATAGCATCTCAATCCCCAACTATTCTTAAAAGAAATGTTGGATCAATTAATTATAAGGAAGGGATTGTTACTATTAATCCAATTAATATTCAATCTGGAATGAAAAGAGATGGTCAAACAGTTATTGAAATTTCAGCATGTCCTATGTCCAATGATATTATTGGATTACAGGATCTTTATTTGCAACTAGATATTAATAACAGTGTTTTTAATACGGTTGTGGATGAAATTGCTTCTGGTTTAGATCCATCTGGTTCTAATTACATTACATCTTCAAGTTATGCTAATGGTAATTTAGTTCGTGCTGGTGGTCGTGATTCCACCAATCAAGATAACACACCTGGTGCTTCTGCTCCATCTACTTCAACATCTGCTGCTTCATCCTACTAAGATAGAAAGATTATAAAATGACAATAAAAAAAGTACAGTTCAACAACATTGTTCAGAATCAACTGCCACAGTATGTGCAGAATGAGTATCCATTAGTTGCTGAGTTTTTAAAATCTTATTATCAAGGACAGGAATACCAAGGTGGTCCAATTGATTTAGTTTCTAATATTGATGAATATGTAAAAATAAACAATCTTACCAATCTTACATCCTCTGTTGGATTGGGTGCAACTGTTGGGATTACAAGTGATGCAATTGATGTTGATATCCAGAATTTCCCTACAGGAACTTTGGGATTTCCAGGTGAATATGGACTGTTAAAAATTAATGATGAAATTATTACATATACTGGAATAACTACTTTTGGATTTACTGGATGTGTTAGGGGATTTAGTGGTGTTACTTCTTATAGAAGTGCTACTGATTCTCAAGAGTTGGTTTTTGAATCTACCGAAGCTGGTGAACATGCTAAAGGATCTACAATAGAAAATTTAAGTTGTTTATTCCTTAAAGAATTTTTAACGAAGACAAAATATCAAATTACACCAGGTTTAGAGGGAAGAGAACTTACTCCCGATTTAGATCAAGAAGTTTTTATAAAACAATCAAAGGACTTTTATTTAAGTAAAGGAACTGATAGAGGTTTTGAAATTTTATTTAAAGCTTTATATAATGAGAATGTTAATATTATAAGACCTCGTGATTTTCTCTTTACACCATCTAATGCCAACTACAAAATTACTAAAGACTTTGTAGTTCAATCTGTTAATGGTGATCCTTCAGAATTAGAGTTATCTACTTTATTCCAAGATGAATATGGTGATGCTGGTATTGAGAAAGCATATGCCCCTATAACCCACGTAGAAAAGATTGTAGTGGGTGTTGGAGAGACTTACTATAAGTTTAGTGTAGACGCAGGATATAACAGGGATTCAAGGGTTGAGGGTGCTACTTATGGTACATTTTCCGTTTCTCCTAGAACCAAATTAGTTGGTGGAGTTTCAGCAGGTTCTACTATTTTTGATGTTGATTCTACAGTTGGATTTTCTACTCAAGGTGAATTGCATTTTAGATATATTGATAACACTGTAGGAATAAGTTCATATACTTCTAAAAATTTAACTCAATTCTTTGGATTAAGTGGAATAGGAAAAACTATTACATCTGCAACAACAGTTGGTATTAATACTTTTGCATATGGTAACTCCATAGTTAATCCAGATGAAACTGTTGAAGTAAGAATCACTTCTGTTATCAACTCTCTTGAATATGATAATGAAAGTTGTCTTTATGGAAGTGGTGATGATGTAAAAATTAAAACTTTAGGAATTGGTGATACTGGATATAAAATGAAAGGTTGGTTCTATAATGTTTCTCCAACTTATAAAGTGAAACAAATAGGATTAATAGACGTTTCAGATTTTACTTATGAAGTCTTTACCGATGTTGATCATGAATTTAAAGTAGGAGATAGAGCTGTACTTTCTCGTTCTTCGGGGGAAAAGACTTCTCTTCCTTCTTCTATTATAAGTCAAATTACTTCTTCAAGATCTTTTATATTAAAAGAGCAGGGAGAAATTGATGTTACTGATTACTTGGAGGATAATCCATATGTAATTGAAAGAAAACTTTCTAAAGTAAATGCAATCAATTTCCCAGAAGCTTCTGTATATTCTAGTGATGTTCAAAATGTATATAAACAGAGAAAGACAGGAAAGGTATTAGTTACCTCTCCTTCTATTCCTTCATACGATTCTTCATCTCTAGGTGTCAATGCTAAGAGAATTGTATTTAATGGTAGTTTTAGTGGAGATACTTTTAATATAATTGCAGATGCTACTACACCTGTTGGAGTTCCTATTTTTGATCATGGATTCTATACAGGAGATGCTATTTACTATACACCACAGATAGTGAATGATGTTTATGTAGACCCTACCAGTGGGACTAAGTTAGATAATTTTGTTGTTAAATCATTCTTATTTGATGAAGGTCTTTATTTTGTTAAAAGAGTAGATGAGAATAGTATTAAATTAGCAAAAAGTACTCCCGATCTTTATAGTGGTAATTTTGTTAATATTGATACTATTGGTAAAAGTTCAGGTATAGCAACTGATAATAGAATTGAACCTTTTAGTTTTTATGGAGAAACTTTAGAATCACAAAAATTAGTAAGATCTATTAATCCTCCAATTAATACAGGAACTGTATATGAAACTACTCCAGGTAGTACTGGTATTTTGGTTAATGGTGTAGAATCTTTAAATTACAAATCTTATGATAAGGTTTATTATGGTCAATTAAAAAGTATAGATGTTCTTGCTCCTGGTAGGAATTATGATGTAATTAATCCACCTATTACTAAGATTACAGATTCTGTTGGAACAGGTGCTACAGGATTTGTTGCTATTTCTGGTTCTCTAAAAGAAATTAGAATTATAGATTCAGGATTTGGTTATGAAGGTAAACCAACCCTATCAATAACTGGAGGTAATGGAGAAGGTGCAGATGTTTCTATAAACATGCAGGAAATAACTCATTCTATTCCTTTCTTCTCTAATTCTAGTAAAGTTGGACTTGGAACAACAGGAACTTTACCATCCACAATTGGATTCTCAACCTACCATAAATTATCAAATGGTGAACAAGTACTTTATGTTACTGATAATCAAGATGTTGTTGGTGGATTAACAACAAATGCATCTTATTATGCTTCTGTTGTTGGATCTGGTGGAACTACAATAAGACTTCATACTGATGAGGCTGGTGCTCTTGCAGGAATTAATACTGTTGAACTTACCTCTCGTGGTGATGGAGTACAACATATCAGATCTTATCGAACAAAATCATTAATTGAATCTATTAATGTAATTTCTGGTGGAAGTGGATATGAGAATAAAAAGAGAACAGTGCAACCAGCTGGTATTAGCACTTCTTTAAATCAAGTAAAAATTGTAAATCATGATTATAAATCTGGTGAAATTATTAATTATACATGCACTGGGACACCTATTACAGGATTGACCACTGCAACTGATTTTTATGTTACTAAAGTTGATGGTGATAATTTTAGATTATCAAGTGTTGGTGTTGGAACTACTGCTAAAAATTTCTATTATAAAACCCAACAATATCGAGAGTTTACTTATATTGGTGTAGGAACTCATCAGTTTAATTATCCTGAAATTGCAGTAACTTTAACTGGGCAAGTAGGTGTAGCATCTGTAGGTGTAGATACTTTTGAAGCTAAAATTCAACCAATATTCAGGGGAGAAGTAACATCCATTCACTTAGCAGATAATGGTGTAGGTTATGGATCATCTGAAGTTATTAATTTTAATAGAGAGCCTGATGTAACTTTATCTAATGGAGTTGATGCTCAATTAAAACCTATTATAAGTGCAGGAAATATTACTGAAGTTATTGTAGAAAATAAAGGTCAAGATTATATTGCTCCTCCAAATTTAGTAATAAATGGTGATGGTCTAGGTGCAGTAATTACTCCTATTTTAAAAACTGTAGGAATTGGAACAAGTGCCACATATCTTTTAGAAGAAGTTAAAGTTATTAAAACTGGATCTGGATATACAAAAGATGATACTTCAATTTCTGTCATTTCACCTGGATCTGACGTAAAACTTCGTTCTAATATTGAACAATGGACTATAAATTTATTTGAAAAATATTATCAAGGTGAGCAGGTAACTGCTGATGATGGAATTCTAGTAAATGGATTAAATAAAGATTTTGGTCTTCAGTATACTCATTTATATGCTCCTAGAAAACTTAGAGAATCTCTTTATGCAACTAACCAAGAAGGAACATCTTTATATGGACAACCAGATTTAAAAAGAGTTAATGGTCAAGAAATCGAATCTACTGACCATTCTCCAATAATTGGATGGGCATATGATGGTAATCCAATTTATGGTCCTTATGGTTATATTAAAAGGGAAGGTGGTTCTGTAACCCAAATGAAATCTGGGTATGTAGAAGAGTCTGCTTCTAAATTAAATCGACCACCTTTAACTTCTTTTGGACCAGGTTTCTTTGTCGAAGACTTTACATACAAAGAAGTAACTGATGAGACTGTCTTAGATGAAAATAACGGAAGATTCTGTATTACTCCACAATTCCCTAATGGAGTTTATGCATATTTTGCAACCATTAATAATAGTGGTGCTGAACAAGGTGGTCAATTTAACAGTTATAAATTACCTGTATTCCCATATCTTATAGGTGATAATTATCAATCATCTCCCGAAACATTTAACTTTACACAATATTCTAACCAAGATGATTATCTATTAAATTCTGATGAATGGTATAGAAATACATCTCCTTATAATTTGATTGAAGGAGATATTACATATCCTTATATTTCTATACCTAACAATTTAGATCAACTTTTAACTATTAAAGGTACTAAACCAGGATCTATTGAAAATATTGGAATCACTACAGGTGGAAAAAATTATAAAGTTGGTGATAAAATAATATTTAATAATGATGGAACAAGTGGTAATAAAGCTGCTGCCAATGTTTCTAGACTTCTTGGTAAGGATGTTACTAGTGTAAGTATTGCTACTAGTGAAGTAACGAATGTGGAGTTTTATCCAGGTCCACAAAAAGGTGAATATACTGTCTTATCACCTGAACCATATAAGTGGTTTAATAATGATATTATTAATGTTACTGGATTATCAACTACTTCTTCAAATATTGAGGGAACATATAATGTTGGTATTTCTTCCAACAAATTATTCTTAGCTGGAATAGGAACTACTGCAGTTGCTATTGGAACTGATGGTGCTACTGGAATAGTTACTCATTTTGATGTCTGGGGGGATTTAACATTCCCTACTATTAGATCTAATGATATTCTTGGAATAGGAACAGAACAAGTAAAGGTATTAAATGTAGAATCACATTTATCACGAATTAGAGTTTTGAGAGGAGTTAATGGTGTAACAGGAGTTTCTCATACTATTACATCTGAACTTTTAGAAGATCCTAGAAAACTTACAATTAATCCTGGATTTACTTCCACTTATGAATATCGTCTAAACAAACAACTTTATTTTGAACCCAGTGAATCTGTTGGAATAGAAACTTTCTCTGGGGTTGGAATGGGAAGTACTCTTGTATTTTCTAATCCTGGTGTTGGTTTAACTCAACTGTTTGTTTATCCCAAGGAAATGTATATTCCTAATCATGAACTGAAAACAGGTGATAAACTAACATATTCTCCTGGTAATGGATCAGCTATTACTATTTGGGAAGATGGTAAAGCAGGGACATCTGCAGGAATAACAACATTAGTTGATGGACAAACTCTGTTCGCTGCAGTTAAGGATCAGGATATAATTGGTTTATCCACTTGTAGAGTGGGTTTAGGTACTACAGGCACTTTTGTGGGCATTGCAAGCACACAGAGGGACTCTACAACGTTCTTCTTTGCTGGTGTAGGAACTGGAGTATATCACAGTCTTAAAACAAATTATGAATTAATTACTGGAGAAGTTAATAGAGTTAGGGTAACTGTATCTACAGGAGAAACTCATGGATTATTGAATAAAGATAATGTTTATATGAATGTAAGTCCAGGTATATCTACGACAATTATTGTTAAGTATAATGATTATAATAGAACCACATTAATTGATCCAAAATCATTTATTGCAGCAGGAGTAAACACTACAACTAATGCAATAACCATATCTAATCATGGATATCAAACTGGAGATAAAGTTATCCATACAGCATCTATTCCTTGTGGTGGTTTAGTTGATAATGGAACATATTATATTGTTAAAGTGGATGAAGACACTATTAAATTATCAGACACATATCATGAATCAACTGAAGAAAAACCTCCAATAGTTGGAATTGCTACTACTGGTGGTGGAGGAACTATTAATCCAATAAATCCAGCAATTAAGTTATATAAAGATTGTACTGCTGTATTTGATGTATCTGATTCATCTTTATCATATGTTAATCAATCAACAGATTATTCGGCATTTAAATTAACTTTCTATAAAGATCAAAACTTTACTAAAATTTGGGATACTTCTACATTAACTAGAAAATTTAATGTTGTAAGAAATGGAGCTCCTGGAATAACAACTAATGCTAATGTTACTTTAACAGTAACTAATAATATTCCTGATGAATTATATTATAGATTAGATCCAATTTATGATAGCAATCTTCCTGATGTAAAGAAAGAAGTTATTGTAGATAAAGAGGTTATTTCTGGTAGTCAAATAACAATGGTTGAAAGTTTATATAATGGTAAACAAACAATTAGTATAGCTGCTACAAATCAATTTAGATATACTTTACCACAACTTCCAGAAAAAAATTCTTATGGATCATTGTCTGATTTAAGTTATGAAACTGATAGTTTAAATGCTTCTGGTGCAATATCAAAATTTGATGTAAAGAATCCAGGAAATAACTACTACTCTCTTCCAGGTATCACTACAATTAATAGTGTAGATGGAACTAATGCAATCGTTGAAGGTATTAGTACATCTATTGGACAAATTAAAACAGTAAATCTGAAAGATATAGGATATAATTTCCCATCAGATCCTACTTTGATGCCAAGTGCTTCATTACCTCAAGTTATTCAATTAGATGCTCTAAAGTCTGTAGAATCGGTTGGAGTAACTTCTTTTGGAAGAGGTTATATTTCTGCACCCGAACTTTTAGTTATTGATGGATTTACTAATAAACCAGTTTTTGATCTTGATTTAAAATATACATTAGGCAATCCAAATGTAGAAATTCTAAAGAATACTTTTGGTATTCATGATGCACCCCCTAGTGTTATTCCTCTTAAAAATTCTAATGGAGTTGGTATTAACACTGTTGGATTTAATACAGTTAGTAAAAATGTAACTGTTACTCTTGCCACTGGATTTAGCACTGCAAATAGCTTCCCATTTGAAGTTGGAGACCTAGTTTATGTTGAGGGCATTAGTGTAGGTATAGGATCAACTGCAAGAGGGTATAATTCCTCTGAATATGATTATAAACTTTTTAACCTTACTGAGGTTGATGCTAATTTAGGTGGTATTGGAAGTATTACTTATAACCTTACAGATTTCTTTGGAGATTTAGCACCTGAGTTAACACCAGGCACATATGACTTTGTTAACTCTGCAGGAAGAGTTGTTGCTCAAAAAACATTCCCAAGATTTACTGTCAATCTTACAAAATCTAATGATTATGTTCCAGGAGAAACTGTTACTGGAACTATTAGTAGCACAACAGGTGAAGTTCAACAATGGGAACCAAATACGGGAATTTTAAGAATTTCTGCTCAAAAAGATTTTGTAATTAATGATATTATAATTGGAGGTGCTTCTGGAACTCAAGGAACTGCTACATCTATAAAAGCATTTGATTCTTATCTTAAATTAGATGCTACTGCAAGAGTGGAAGGTGGTTGGGAGACAGAATCTGGGTTCTTTAATAGAACTCTTCAAAGATTCCAAGATAGTGATTACTATCAGAATTTATCATATTCATTAAGTTCTAGAGTTGATTTAGATGTATGGGATAATCCTGTTTCCACCTTAAATCATACAATAGGATTTAAGAAATTTAGTGATTATCAATTAGAGTCTACTCCTGATGATAAAGACTCATTAAAAGTTGGTTTATCAACTGAATTATCTGCTTATACAGTTGTTAATGATTTCCAAGCTACTGTTAATATGAATACTGTTTTTGATTTTGATTTAGCATCTGAAAATAACTTATCTATTGTTAATGATACAGTTTCTAATGAAATAACTTTCTCAAGTAGAATATTAAAAGATTTCCAAGAATCTATTGGTAACAGAGCAGTTTCAATTGATGACTTTAGTGGAACATTTAATAGTTTTCCAAGATCTACTCGATATACAACAGTTGCTTCTTGGACTTTGGCAGAAAGAAGAGCATTAAAATATTTCCTTTATGTAA